GTACTCCAACTGGAACTAGTGGTAATACAGTTACTGTGAATTCTTCCGGCAATATATTTACTGCAGCGATGAATAAAGGACTATTTGAGGGAAATGGTGGGATACTTCGCATAGAGGCATTTAACGGACCCACGCAAATAGTTGGCAGGACTTACGAGGCATTTGCCAATACAAATGCAATTCCAGGCAAAGAGTGCTTCTTAGGTGAACCTGCATGGTCTGCTACTCGTGGTTACCCATCATGCGGAACATTCTTTCAGGAAAGATTATTTCTAGCCGGTTCAAGACAAATTCCAAATGGACTATGGGGAAGCGCCACTAGTGCTGCATATGACTTTGATGAATCACAACAATTAGATGACAATGCAATAAGTTACTACCCAGCATCTGGCCAATCTAACTATATTAAAGCCATGACGTCCACAAAATCATTAATTGTGCACACAAATACTGGCAATTATTCTACTCCGTTAACAGTTGAAACAGCATTAACACCAAGTAATTTCTCTCTTGCAGAGCAAAACAAGGATGGTGTATCTGATGTAGTGCCTGTTTTCGTTGATAATCAAATTATTTACGTTGATAAAAGCGCTAACAATGTTAAATCAATGGCATGGGACATAGGTCAATCTAGCTACATAAATACTAATATATCTTTAGTTTCATCATATTTAATTAATAGTCCTGTTGATATGGATGTGTATAGAGAGCCAGATGTTACAGATGGTTATTATGTAATCTGTGTTAACAGCAATGGTCAGCTTGGAATATATAACTCATTAGTAGAGCAAGATGTTAAAGGCTGGACTAAAGCTAATACAGTTCAATCAACTACAAATGGCTATTTTAGAGACTTAGCAACTGGATTAGCAAAAGCATGGGTTATTGTTGAACGCACTATAGGTGGCTCATCTGTATTATATTTAGAGCAATTAGACTTCAATGTTAAAACAGATTGTTCAGTTTCATATAATAATGCTGTAGCTACAACTGCTTTAACTGGGTTAGCTCATTTAAATGGTGAAACGGTTCAGATATACGCTGATGGAGTTGTTCAGAATGATAAAACTGTAGCGGCTGGCGCTATAACAACAGATGTAGCAGTTAGTGAGGGTTTTGTTGGTTTAAAATACACATCAACAATTACACCACTTCCTGTTAGCGTTCAAATGCAGACAGGACCTACATTATACGACGCGGCTAAAATTAGGCGTGTTACTGTGCATTATTATGAATCTGTTGGCATGCAGATACAGGGTTATGACATTCCAACATTAGATGTACAAGATGTAGTTTTAGGTTCTGTTGCTATACCGGCCACTGGTATTTACGAATACACATTAATGGAGGGCTGGAATGCCTTTGATTATTCTATCAGCATCATACAACAATATCCATTGCCAATGACGCTGCTGGCGATTGGCTATAACGTGGAGGTTTAAATGCTACAGTACATTTTAATGGGGGCACAAGCAGCAGGTTCTATAATGTCATATAGGACTCAAAAGCATGCAGCAGGCCTTGAACAACAACAAATAGCCTTACGGCTAAAACAGGAGACATTAGCCTCAAACCAACAATCACTATATAACTTAAGAAGCCTAGAGGAAACGTTAGCATCTCAAAGAGCAATAATGGCAGCCAGGGGAGTATCAGCAGGAGCAGGAAGCGCAAGAGGAGTTCAAAACAGGTCTATTAGGGCATATAACAGAGATGAAGAAGCAAGAAAACTTTCTTTAGATTTTCTAACGACTCAGAGAAATGTGCAGTCAAGTCAGATGAGTGTAGGCAGATATGGAGCTAAAGCTCAAATGGGTATGAATATTTTTACGTCTATGATTGGCTCTTCTCAGATGTCTACTCCTGGTGGATTATTTGGTGGTTTGTTTAACAGTGGCACTAGCAGCAAGAAAGGTATGCTGACAGGAGGAATGGATGGCTGACAAATATCCTGAGTACAGAGAAAAAGTTCAAATACAGCCAGCAGCTCAATCTGGTGGCCAACATGATGCAATATCTGGTGTCAAGGCATCTTACGACATGGCAGCTAATATGGCCTCAGAATATGCAGTTAAACTATCTAGAGAGAAAGCTGCTGCTTCTGGAGCTGAAATGGCGCGCAAAAATCCAAACATGGATTACACTGCCATTACACCATCCGATGAAGCATTTGTGAAATCATACAATGCTCAAGCATCGATGATGCTAGATACTGAAGCCACTCGGGCTCTTGCTAATGTTTCAGCTGAGTTTGGCAAGATAGCAAACCCAACAGCTAATGACTCTTTAAAATTAAACCAAGCAATGGCTAATGCGGTAAAAGGAATTATAGGTAATGCACCAAAAAGCATTAAGAGTGATCTCGAATACTCGTTCAATAAAAAGCTAGTCTCTGAAAGTTTGAAGATGGCTGAGCGTGTTAACACAGCCAACCAAAAAAGAATAAAAGAAAATGCAATAATGTCAAACATTAGCTCATCGGAAGAAGTTAACACAGAGATGAGCAATAAGAATACTGATGGTGCTATTGAGATATATGAAAAGCAGGTTGAGAGAAATAACGCGCTAAAAGGTGAGCTTGGTGAGCTTGCTGTGATGAAGATGAACATGGAGGCAAAACAAAACAAGAACGCTGCCTACCTATCTGAAAGAGTTAAAAGCGCATACCAACAAGACGGCGTAAAAGGAGGTCAGCGTGTATTAAAAGAAATATTAAACGAAAAAACCTCTGAGATGAGCGAGAGTGACAAGTTTGACGTCTTGTCTGTTGTGAACGCTAGGTTTGCAAATATGGTAAAGACTGACGGTCTTGCTGACAATTTGTTACTACAAGAAGCCAGTCTTACATTGCAGCAAAATGGAAGTTTGTCACCAGAAGAGGTAAGCAGCCTTAGAGAAGACCTGTCTGAGTCAGGGTTTAACAAGCTAATGCTTGCTGTTGGAAAGCAGGAGCAGAAAAACAAGAAAACAACCGAATGGGTTAATTATGCTAATAAATTCAAAACTGATTCAACTTCATTATCAAAAATTCCAGGAAAAGAAAGGAATGAAATACGCAACGCTGCAATTAAAAATTTTACAGAACAGAATGGGAGGGAACCTACATTTGAGGAGGATGTAACTCTTATATCTGGTAGCTACAAGATGGAGGTGCCAGATTTAACAAATTCATTTGATTCGCGTCTTGAGAGTGATAATGCTGAAATAAGATGCAAAGCTGCCGAGTTGGCAATTGCTGCTCAAAAAAGTAACAGAGCACTTGTTAGTAAAGTTGATCAAAAAAATATGTTGTTAGCGATGGATATTGATCGATTTAGAAAGTCTCAGCATACACCAGAAGAATCATCTAGACTAGCTGATAAGATGCGTACTGACATAGACACACAGGATAATCTTAAATCATTTAATGAGGCTATTTCAACTGACAGGGCAGACCTAAAATCTGTAAAACGAATGAATCAGCATATAGAAGATAGGTTTGGGTTTAGTGTTGAAGATTCTACCGATGAAGAAGCAAGTTTTATACCTATGAGAGCTGTTAACGATTATAGAAATGCATTAGAGTTTGGATGGCAGCAAAAACGTAAATTAGATTTTGATTATGCAGATCAACAAATGGTAAGAGCTGGATATAAAGAAACATGGGCTAATGGAATAAAGCAGTTCATGAAAGGAGCTGTTGATAATTATGTTCCATTAAAGTTTGCAAAAGAACAGTTTAGAAAAGAAGCTGAACGTTTGGTTGGCAATCTAGACAAAGCAATAAAAAACCCAAACATTCCTATTAATTTTAAATATGAATTAACTAAGCAGGAAACGGGATTAGAAAAAATTGCTAAATTTGGCGCTAAATTAGCTACAACAATGCAAATGCAAGGAACTAATGTAGAATTAAACTATCCTGAAGATAGTTTTTTAAGTCCAAGTATTAAGAAGCAAAAAATAACAGCAAATCGAATTGATAAACATGGAGGTAAAGTTCCTGGTTATTTTGTATTTGAATTTGACGATCGCTCTGAACATACACCTCCAGGGCAGATTCCATCTTACGGTGTATATTTTGTAGAAGATGATACTGGTGTTAGACATCAAATCTCAGATATCAAAAATGTTGATGGAAAAATTAAGATGACTGATGCTAGATTTACTATAAGTCAAAAGGCTATAAAAGATTTATACTCAGAACCAGCAGAACTAAAAAGACTATCAGAAGATTATGCTATAGCTAAGTTGAAATCATTACAGCAAATTAAGAATATCGATCCAACTGACGAGACAAGCTTTGCGTTAAAAGCTTTGTTGAAGCAGTACCCTGGAATGATTACAAAAAAATCAAAAGAACTAAAAAAAGCTCAAAAAGAAATAAAAACAAAAGAGAAGGAGCTTAGATGATACCTCTAAAGTCTATACAGGAAACAATTAGAAAAACATTAACCCCACTTGGATTGCATAGCAAAAAAGCAGAATCCATGCTTGTCTATATCATGGCGTCAGAAAGTCTTGGTGGAAAATATCGCAGGCAAAAAGGTGGTGGTCCTGCGCTTAGTGTGTACCAAATTGAACGAGCAACACACGATGATATATGGAAAAATTTTCTTAAAAATAATAAAAAACTAGCAAATAAAATATTAAATTTACTTCCAGCTTCTGAGCGTAAAAAGGTTAAAGAGGGAGGTGTTCCTTCAGCAGAAAACTTAGTAAATAATGATGAATATGCAACTGCTATGGCAGGCGCATTTCTTAAAAGAACTAAAGCAGAACTTCCAGATGAGGGCGACGAAGCTGCAACATGGAATTTTTATAAGAAATATTGGAACACACGCTATGGCAAAGCTAAGGAAAAGGAAACTAATGCAAAAGTTGCTGATTATTATAAAAGAAACAAAGCAGATTTACCCTGGAATACCGCAAGCAAGAAGCGAAAAGATCGCTTAGATAAATACGACTTACCTGAACCAATAAAAGGTGAGGAAAAAGCAGGTTCTTTAGATGAATATGACTTACCTGATATGCCTTCTGGAACTGAGCGTACAGAAGAAGAAATACAAACAGCCATACCAGAGCCTGAACAAGAAGAAAAAGAAAATATTGAACCAAATCTAGAATCAGAAATCCAGCCAGCTCAATTAGATAGCAGTGTTTCTGCAGAAAATATACCAGAGTCAATACCAGAAGATACACAGAGCGATTCACTAGGGTTAAACCAAGACATAGCGCCTTCACAAGGACCTGATGATTTGGTAGCTCCCGAAGGTGACTCGTTGGATATGACAGAAGAACAAGCAGAAAATATTCCATTTCCAGAGTTTACACCAATTGAAGGCGAAGATATAGAGACATTTGACGATCAAGAAAGAATTCCAAATCCTGAATTTTACGATGAAATGTCGTATCCTGACAATAGTCCTGTATATCCTGGAATTAGAAATTATCCTAAAAAAAGATCAGAGCCTTCATTTTCACAATTAGATGACGCAATAATGCGCAAGCATAGTGATGTAGGTATAGCATCTAACATTATTTCTGATGATAGAGATATTTATCAAGAAAGAGAAGAAGGTTTTGACGCAATAAATGAAGGGTTCTTAGAGGGTGTGCATTGGAGTAATTATGAACAAATATTAATGCAACCTACAAGAAAAGATGCTCAGATAACATTAGATCGCATAAACCAAGAAATGGAAGATGATGACATTATAAGTAGAAGTGGTTGGATTAAATCAATTCCAGCGTATGCTAAAGCTTATGCTCCATGGAATAGCCCATCATCACTAATCCCATTTGGTGCACCAACTAAAGCGATAACGATGGGAGGAGCTGCACTTTCTACTGCGTTAAAATATGCTAAATCAAATGCTATTTTGGGTGCTGTTAAAAATTCAATCATATATGGACAAAGAGAAACTGGCACATTTAAAGAAGGGCTTATTGACACAATATCAGATTCAATTGCTGGTGGTAGCATAGGTCTTATTGCTGGTGCCACTGGTCACGCAATTAAGTTGAATAAAGCAAAAGCAAAAGTTGCTGCGATGGCATTTGATAATAATGTAGATTTTGGTGTTGAATTAAATAAAGATGGTACTCCTACAAAATTTATAGCAGTCCCGCATAAATATTCAGGGTCAAGTGCTGGCGCAATGGAGGCTAGCCTTAATATTGTGCAAAAGGCAATCGATGCCAACAATGATTCACTTAGCTCTGCAGTAAAAAACATAGGTGGCATCCATTCGCCAGTTGTAAGCGGTTACACTGACCAGTCAAAAACAGTGCAGCAATTTTATAAGACTGCTTTTAATTTAGCGCTACCAGTTGCAAAAGGAAATGTAGATGCTATCTTGCTTCCGTCTTTAGCAAAAGAGGTGGAGTTTTGGCATGGACAAAGTAAAAAAGTTGGGTCTATTAACACTGAAGCTATGCTTAATAGTGCTAGTGATACTGGAACTGCAGGTCTCACTAAAAAAGCGTTATATAATTTAACCGGGATAGAGTCTACCAAAGATGCTTTCAACGATTTAGTGTCAAGAGCTGTTAGGGCTGGCGGTGAAAGTACAAACCCGCATGTAGCTAAATCTGCTAATGAACATTTGAAGCTTTACGGCTGGTTAGCAGACGAAGCGATAGAATGGATAGATGGGTTTGAAAAGCATACATCTACAAACATTGTTTCATATTTAAATAGAGTACCAAATATAGATAAAATGACATCAGATCCAAAAGGTTATATGGGTCATTTAACATCTTTATTTGAAAGAAATAACAAGATAATTGAAGAGTATAATGCACCAATAGATTTAGCAAAATCTAATTTCAAAAATTCCAAAACCATAATTAAAGATTTAAAAGCAAGTCTAAAAGAAACAAAGTCACCTATAGATAGAGAGAAAATTAAAAGTGAGATTAGAGAAAATTATAAATTAAAAGAAAGATATTCAGCAGATATAATAGCAGCTAAAAAAGAAGTTGCGTTAAAGTTAGATGATCCAAAATTTGATATAAATCTTGTTGAACCTGAAACAAACTTTACATCTGCTGAAATTGGAGAATTAGAAAGACTTACTAAACCACTTAATGATATGACAGCAGAAATTGAAAGCATTAAAGGTGAGTTTAAAACACTTGATGCCAAATTCAAAGGAGAAGATAAAGCTAAAATATTAGAGAGAAAATCAATTAAAGATAAAATGAGAAAAGCAAAAGAAAAGAAATTGAAATATGAACAGTATTTAGAAAACGAATATACTCAAGGTAGAATTGATGCAAAATATGTAATAGAAGGTAAGAAAAAAATTACCTTTCACGATCCAATGCAGAAGTTAAAAAGATTAAAGAGACCAATTCCACCAAGTAAATTACCTAATATTGTAGAAGGTATTTATCATAATTACACAAAACAAAGTGAAGCACAGATTGCTAACCAAATAATGGGGGTTATAGAAAGCGGTGGTTATGACTCCATGAAAGCAAGAGTAGTTCTATTTAATGATGCTGACATGCAGGATTGGTTTTTAAATGATATTGACGCATTGCGTTCAATGCATGTAGATCAAATGTCAAAAAGAATAATGATGGCCAAGCTATTAAAAAAATACAAAGGTAAATCTGCAAATGCAAAACTTTTAGATGAACATCCAGATTTGATTAATGAATTTTTTAATAAAAAAATACAATACTTAGATAGCGAGATGGAAGGATTCAAGGGAATAGCCGCAGAAATTATGGCTGAGAAAAAGCTAGCGGTTGATGAGGTTCTGAAGAAACCACAAACAATAGCCAGGGATAAAGAAATTAAGAAAATCAATAAAAAATATAGCAAGTCAATAAAGAAAGTAGCTGATGGTTTAGCTATATTATTAGGAAAATATACCGACAGAGGATGTCCTGTAGGTAAAATAGCGGATTATGGCAAAAAATTTGGAGTGATTAACATGCTAGGAAATGTTACCGCTGCAATGGTTCCAGAATTTGGCACACCTTTTATGAGGAAAACATTTCGCAACTATGTGATGCAAGGGTTAATCCCAGAAATAAAAAATATGGCGCAATGGGGTGAAAATATTATATTGAAAAAGGGGAATAAATATAAAACATGGGTTAAAAATAAACACGCTGATGCAATGCTTGGAACAAATGTAGCCATGACTGAACTTGGTGCTAGGCAAGGGATTGATATTACAAGTGCCTCAACAAAATTTGAAAAGATAGTAGATCAGATGGTGCATACATCAATGAATTTAAGTGGCGCTAACGCATTAATGAGTTTTCAAGAAAAATCAATAGCAAATGCAGTTGCATCAGATCTTGTTAGGATATCAAAGCATTACTTGCATTTGGAAAAGCAGCAAATACTTGCAGCAACAAAACCTGGCGCATATGCAGATCCAGTTAAGGGTCTTCTTGATTATGACGTAAAAACATTAGATACAGCAAGAATAAACCCAAGATTATACGCTAGGCGAATTTCAGATATGTTTGATGAATTTGGAGAAGTTGTAAAGGGTAAGACTCAAGCTAATGATGCTTACATACCTAACTACCATTTGTGGACAGATTTTGAGGCAATGAAAGTGTTTGCTATGGGAATAAATTCGGACGTAAGGATTGATATATTACTTCCAGGTCAAATAGATAGACCTCTCTTTATGAGTAGACACCCAATATTAGGAGCTATGACATTATTTACAAGCTATGTAATGGGTGCAACTACAGCATATACGCTACCAACATTAACAAGCATGGACAGAAGAAGATTGCAGGGAATAGCAATAACCATGGGTCTTGGAAGTATGGTTGGAGCATTGAGACAGTTATCTAGGGGTGAAAAACCAGATCTTCGTCCAAAAACTTTATTCAACGAAGCTCTACAAAATAGCGCTATTCTTGGATGGTTTGGAGAGTACGGGATAAAAGCTGCCACATATTTAGAAATTCCAGGATCGGGTTTGTTTACGAGTGATAGACAGAGGTCAAAATTTGGAGATCTAAATTTAACTGGACCAGTAGGTGGCATGATTGGTGATGCTGCAAGTGTTACGAGAGCTATATTTAATAATGAATGGAATCAACGCGATGCATTAAGACTAGGCAGATTGACAACTGGGGTTGTTCGTAATATCTGGACGCAAGCAATGATTGATGCAATGTTTAAATCAACTTCACGGTTCGAAACTCGCGGTGAAGCTGCAAGGAAAAAAGGACATAAGAGATGAGTATACAAATCGGTGATATAGCACCAAGAGCACAATATTTAGCATCGGCAGGGCAAACAGGATTTACTGTGCCATTTCCATATTATTCTGAAACGGATTTACTAGTTTACAAAAGAGCTGATGGTTCCAGTCCTAATGATGCTGTAGACCTTCTTGCATATCCTGGTAATTACACTGTATCAGCTCCAGGTCTTGCAACTGGAGGAACTATAACTCTTACTGTTGGAGCTACAGTTAATGACATAGTAACTATTATTAGAGATATGCCTGAAGCAAGATATAGCTTGTATACAGCAGGAGGAGCATTATCAGCTGAAGGTTTAAATGCAGACTTCTCTCGCGACGTAATGATGAATCAGCAAAATGAATTAATCTGCAAAGGTCTATCACCAAAATATGATAATAATGCTGTAATAAGCAATCCTGGTGATTTGTTAATGGATGTATTGCCTGCAGGTTATGCATGGAGAAAGAATGCAGCTGGAACAAAGATAGAAGCATTTTACCCATCATCTGCAACGCCACCTGTAAGTGACTCAGCAACTATAATATCTATAACGCAAGCACTTCATGGTTTAGCTGTTGGTGATATTGTTAGGCCAAATGGTGCTGGAGCATATGTTGAGTCTCAAGCAGATTCAGCTGCTAATGCTGAAGTTGTTGGTGTGGTTTCAGCTGTTGCTGATCCTAATACGTTTACATTGTTGATGGGTGGAATGATTACTACAGGATTAGTAGGCTTAACCCCTGGCGCTATACAATATTTAGATCCAGCAAATGCAGGAGAGATTACAGAGGTTAGACCAACCACTGCAGGTCAGATTGTGAAACCTGTTATTCAAGCTGCATCAGCAACAACAGGTATATGGTTAAATTATTTAGGTGTAGTGATTTAGAGTTGAAACGGTAACAAACGGTAACAAACGGTAACAAGGAGAGTTGAAATGGCATTTGAATTTAAACATTTGACAAGAGTAGAGCAAACAGGAAATTTAGATAAAAGTCTAAACGTTAAGTCAGGGATGGATAGTGAGGTAGGCCCACAAAAATGGCAATACAACGGGTCTAACGCTATAACTGGAGATACACACGCAAATCTAATAGGCGGAGTAGCTAATTATTTTGCAGCTGCATACGGGCTGCTTAATGTTGGTGATGAGCTGTATGTAACTGGCACTGATACATCTGGACCAAGACAGGTTACAGCTAGTTCAGTTGGTATTCTAACGCTTGGAGCTTTTGCATAGGTGATTAAAATGGAAAGAAAAGAAGACTCGTATTTATTAGATAAAGCTCAACCTTTTGGCGTAGTAAAAGAGTTTATAACGCATCCGGGAGCTCCTATTGACTATGGATATGAATCTAAAAGTCTAGGACCAGATAAAGTGGTTGGCAATTATGGCTATGATGATGCCCCAGGGTTCTCATCACAGAACATTAAAGGCAAAGGTGTTGACCCGTTTTCATACGTTAAATGATTGACGTATGGCTAAACGAAGTAACATGGAAGCTATCAATCAGAGCATGTTTTTTGATTGGTTAGCCCTAGCTAGACCAAACATAAGAGCATTAACATTTGCAATACCTAACGGTGGCTCAAGAGATGCAAGAGAAGGTGCAAACCTTAAGCGTCAAGGAGTCACTGCTGGCGTATTTGATGTATTTGTATCTGTGCCTTCTGTCAACTATAATGGACTGTACATAGAGTTCAAACACGGTAGAAACAAACTTACTAGCGCTCAAAAAATTTTCCAAGAAAAGGTTTTGAATGCTGGATTTGCTGCTGTTGTGTGTTATAATTTTGATGAAGCAATGAATGCTGTAGAGGAATACCTTAAATGCTAGACAACAATCAACTGCGTAATGAAATCATTAAGCCATGTCTTGATGTCATATGTAGATGGAGCAAAGAAGCAGAGGAATTGTTAGTTTTAACATGTGCTCATGAGTCACTTGGTGGAACTTTTATAAAGCAGGTAGGTGGTGAAGCTCTAGGGATATATCAGATGGAACCAGCATCGCACGGTGACCTCTGGAATATCTACATGCCAAAAAAGATGATTGAACTATACAAAATATTATCCTTTATGCAGGTGAGTTACAGACCGCCTGCAATTTTTTTAAAGTACAATGTAGCGTACGCAACATTCATGGCAAGAATGTTTTACCTCAGAATTAACGAACCTCTACCTAAACATGATGACGTGGAAGGTTTAGCTAATTACTACAAGAAGTACTGGAATACTCCATCAGGCAAAGCTAAAGTTAGTGATGTAATTGATAACTATTATAATTTTATCAATCAAAGAAAGGAGAAAAAAATTGAAAAGAACGTTAAAATACAGGAACCTAAAAAAACTCCAACTAAAAGAGCAGCTAAAACAAAAAAATAATGATCGATGTGCCGAGTTGTTTAAAGGCAATGAAAAAGATGACAAAGAAAATACAAAAGATACAACCCCCAAACTAAAGTTAAATTAGATATACAGTTCAATTTTCACTCACTCCAAATGCTTACCATTTTCGTTATAGGGAAAATTGAATTTTGATATTAATACACATATACGCAAAGTTAACCAATCTTGTACTTTCTTGGAACATTCTCCTCTGGTCTATTAAATTGGTCTCTCCACGCTACAGCAGCATATGTATATGCATCAGCCATATGAGAGCACCAGTTATGTAAAGGTTTGTCTTTGAATATTTTTTTATCTTCATCAAACTCTCTTCTATATTCTCTTAAGCATCTAACTAAATGCTTGCAGTTTGTAGCATGGAAGTAGCAGTCAGGCAGGAATGCACGACCAGCTTCAATTCTGTCTGGTATAGTTACACGTGGAACAATTAGGAAGTGAAGCCCCATATCAGCGGCTATGCTTATTCTTGTTCTAGCACTTGAGCTCCACTCTCGATTTCTTATATCATGCGGGGCCCAGTGATAACCCCACCTCTGAAATCCTAGCTTTTTTTTGACTACTTGAAGCTCTTCCCAATAGTGGTCCATACCCTTGTTATTGTCTTCGATAGCGTATATAAAATAGATTTTACCTTGGACGCACTGAAATAATACAATGCAAGTAGCATCATGCACGCCAATATCAAAAGAGGTATAGACAGGATTCCTAGCATCAATCCCAAAATCAAGAATTCTTCCGTCGTATTCAGCATCTGCCAATTCCTTAGTATAATATGAACCAACATTCCCTGTTTCAAATGAGCAATAGTACTCTTGCTGGATTAACTCTTCACTCTTTCCAGCTTTTCTTTCTTCAGCAATCTGCTCTTCAGTTAGAATAGAACTTCCATCTGACCTATGTGTTTCATCTATTGTAAGCTTTTTAACATACCACCTTGGGTTATCCAAAGCCATCTTATACAATTCATAAAACTCGTTATGCCCCCTGGGAGTTCCAAACACAATCTCTGTACCACCACTCTCTAGAAGTATAGGAGATAAATATTCTCTTGCCAGCGGATTTGATATGCTAAATTCATCATACATTATGCAGCACGCACCAATACCAACTAAGTTATCGTAGTTATTGCTACCAGCAAATTGGATTATAGCTCCGTTAATAAGCTCAATAGACATGTCAGTATTGTTAATCTTTCTTATTATTGATTTAGGAACATGGTCAAGAAATGGTACAGCATCACCACCTATGGCTCTCCATATAACTTTTCTAGCTTGAGTTTGAAGTGGAAGAAGATATAGGTATAGACCAACCTTTCTACAAGCAGCCATTACAAGCATGTTGAACGCAGTAATACTTTTACCAGCCCTTCTATGCAACACCCACAACATATGCTTGTATCCATCTACAAACATAGCATTCATAAAGTCAGCTTGGTAATCTCTTGGTATGAACTTGTGTGGAAGCTTAATTAGCATTGCAAAGCTCTCTGTTTGGCTTAATACGCATGCTATCCCCACGACATCTATAAGAGCAGTATGTTCTTGGAGTTTTGCCTGGGACTCTTATTCTCTTTCCACACATTTTACACTTAACGAAAATTCTTTTATCTCTTGCGATGTTGTAACAATCTCTAGAGCAGTATTTTTTATCTTTAGTATAGTAATGTCTTATTTTTTTTTTGCATATGAGACACTCACCATACCTAACCTTAGATGGTGGTTTTTTCACTTGCTCAGGTTCTTTTCTA